AATACCTTGCGGGCCTTGTTGATTAGAAATAACAATTTCTGCAGGTGTTGCAGTAGTGGTTGAAACGGTGACATTGTTGGGTGTCTGAGCCGTTACTGTCGTTGTTGTCGTTGGAACATAAACGATAGAAGTCATTGTTATCGTGTCACTTCGGCTGAAACTACAAGTTCTCCCTGAACAAGTCGGGTAACAGTGCCACTGCCTGCAACCATTTCAAGATCATAAATATAGGTTCCAGCGGCAATGGCTGCAGTTTGTGCTGCACTTTGATCTAAGGTGATTGTGCCTGCAGCGCCACCAAGAGTGATGCCACCGCCTGCAGTAGTCATTGAAAGCACTGTTTCTGTATCTTCAACATCAACGCGAGCCTGTAGGCGTGCAGTGTAGTTGGTGAGATTTACTGCGGTGCCATCTACTCGCCAAGTCAAAACAAGGTTATAGGTTGAACCCTGCTCAATGCTTAAATCAAGTGTGCCTGCTGCCATTTGTTTTGCTCCAAAATTAGTGGTGGATTACTTGTCTGAATTGATGCCGTAGCTCTTATATGTTGGGTCAATCCACTTAAAGATTGGTGCTGCAATTGACCCTAGCAAAACTGCATATTCAGGCTTTACATCTGCCACCAATGCCAGCAAAACTGTGACTGTTGCAACCCCTACTGAGCGCAAATAAGATTTGAATTCTTCTTTGAATTTGTTAGTTACTTTGATTGCCATTTTCAGCCCTTCAATCCTGCTATCAACGCTGCAGCTTTTGCAGGTGTTACATCAATTTCAATGTGCATCCAGTCAGGTTTGGCAGTTTTGTATGTGCCACCTGATCGCAAACCATACTTCTTGCAGATTTCAAGTATAGCGGTTTGCTGCTCTTTTGTTAGGTTTCCATCTTTGTCACCTTGCGGGTGACGGCTTGGCCATATATCAATGGCGGTACCACTGGCGTGATTTGAAAGAGTGCCGTTGCCACCGCGTACATCTCTGAACGCATACCCCTGCACTTCACCTGGTTCTAACTTTTCAACTCTTTTGTGCCACTCTTTACAAGCTGCAATCAGTAACGGTGCCACCGCCGATGCGCAGCGCAGGCGAACTGGCCTAATGCCTGGCACTATTGTGAAAATCTTGATGCCAATTTCGGCTTGATTGGCACTTGCTGGCCACCCGTTAGATGATTTCATTGCAACCCCCTTCAATTACTTTTTTGCAAGCAAATCCAAAACAATTTGCATCTGAGCCTCAAGTCTATTGATGGAGTCACGCATACTGCTGCCGCCATTGGGTTTAAGTTCGTTGAGGTAATGCTTTACAAGCCATCGAACGCCACCTGCAAAACCGCTAACAATAGCGATTGCAGATACGATCAGCCCAGCCCAGTTTTGTGGTGACATTTGCGCGGTTCTCCCGTTATGAGTTAGTGATTAGATTTCTTCAGGTGTTGGTGCAGGAAAGAAAAGCCCGCCATCAATGCCGTTGGAATAATCCCAACCGTTTGAATAATTGACATACTTGGCAGGGTTATTTAACAAATCCTTTGCATCAACATCAACGACAATGTTTATGACTTTGTTATCCTCAATGATTGCCCACATTTTTACACCCAGTATTCGATCTCAATTGAACCATTACCACCTGCACCGCTTGCAAGGCCACTGCCTGAGTAACCACCAAATTGCCCACCATTGCCAGCAGATAGGGTTGCAGTGCCTGCATTTCCAGCACTTGAAGATGCACCGCCACCAGTTCCACCTACGGCACTTGTTGCACCTGTAAATGTTGTTGTGCCACCCGATGAGCCACTATTGCTACCGCTAACACTTGCGCCACCTGCACCAATTGCATAAGCAATAGAAGCACCTGGAGATGTTGCAAGATTTGTAGCGATTACTTGCCCACCTGAACCTAGATTACCGAAAACTACTTGTGAACCATTAAGGCTTCCTGATGAACCGCTACCGCCACCGCCACGCAAAGTGGCGTTGATGTATAGAACATTTGCTGGCACTGTCCAAGATGTGCCACTGGTAAGATTTACCACATAGCGAGTTTTTGCTGCGCCATCTGAAGCTGGAACTGTTGAAGCACCCATTTATGCAATCTCCATTCCTGAAATGTGGAAATTGACTGCCGTATTTGATGCGCCGCCCTTGATTGTCTTAGTTGTTGCTAAAACTTGTTTCAGATCAATGTAAATGGTTGAGTTGCCAACAATCGTTGTGGCACTATGAATTGCAACATCATCAAGACTGAGTGTGAAGGTGTAAGTCGTTGCCGATGTGTTGACAACCACAATGTTTGTAACAATGGTTGTTGTGCTTGCTGGCACTGTATAAAGAAGCGTGCTAGTTGTAGTTGTCGCAGCTCCGCGAACAAGCGTTTTTGCCGTATTTGCCATTTAATATGCTCCCATTGTTTGTGCGATAAAGTTGTCTTGAACTGTTGAATCTGCAGATGAACCAAGAGTGCGGATTGCACTAGCACCATTTTTTACAAGTGCAGTGTCATCGGGCGTTGGCCAGTTGTTATAAGTCGTTGTTGCCATCGTTGCTCCTAGTCATAAGTCAGCCAAGTAAGGTTAGCGTTTACCGCGTTCCATTGCAGGGTTGATAGTGTGTCAATCCAGCGGGATGGGCGGTAAGAGTAAGTTTTATCTGAACTGCGAATTGTAATCTTAGCCATTACTGAATCAAATGAAATGTTCCAGCCTTCAACAAAGCCCTGGTAGGCGGTGTCGGTGATGGATACTGGCAGGCCAGTAATTGAAATTGGCATACCAAAATACATATTGAGCATTTTGTTCAAAGTTGTGTTGTTGATGGTTGGGTTATCCAAGCGAATATCAAAAGCTGAAATTGATGTTTTTGGATAAGAACGCATACCAAGATAAACGCCAGCAAGGGTAGTTGCATCAGCCAAAGTTGCAATTTCGGTGGAATAGGTGCCGCCAATGGTGCCGTAGGTGCCAATTGATGAGGTATTGCTTTGACCTGCATACAATGAGCCGCCATAGCCAATGTTGATCAAGTTGATAACATCTGAAAGGTTGCGCTGGGATTGGATATTGTTAACACTGATGTATGAAGGGTCAATGGCAAAGTACCCATTGATAATTGCATCAGTGTTGCGGCGTTGCTCGCTGGCATAACCAATGGTGTTAACTGTTGTTTCATACACCGCGCCTGTTGCCATCGCTGCATAATTGTTCACAAGTGTAAGCGCATCATTGGGATTTACTGGGCGCTCCATCAAGGTATAAACGCCTGTATCAATCACATCAATGTTGGCATCAGCTTCAACCAAAATGCGCTGAATTCGTGATGATTCTAATTCTGATGGGTAGATGGTAGTTCCCGCAGGTGATCGTGAAAGGCCTGCAAATGGGCCAACTGAGGTAACGGTAACGGTGGCAACATCTGTTGAGGCGGTTGCAACACGCATTGAACCTGCAACTTGGCTAACAGTGCCTGTGAAAATAGTAATGTCAGCGGTGTTGGTTGCGTTTTGAATTTTGATAACTACGGGGTCGTTGATGTCAATGGGGAAGCCTGTGTTGTTCACATCTATCAGGCGCACTGTTGAAACTGATGCACGCTGCTGATCCCACACATTGTTTCTGCCAAAATCAACGCTGAGCGCACCGATTGCATCGTTGGTGTAAGCAACACCATCAATGGTCACACTTGCGACAATGTTCCAGGTCATAGCAGGGTCACGGCTCGGCTGACACCAATGCCTTGAAAGCCGCCTCTAATGTTGGTGCTGCTATTGATTGCATCCACAACTGAATCGCCAGCCTTTGTTGGGTCTCCGTTGGTTGTTATGTAGTTGTTAATGACCGTTGTGTTGCTTCCGCCACCGTAACCACCACTGCCTGAGTATCCCATATCTGAACCTGGAAAACCTGAAGATGCGTAATTGCCAGCACTTGAAGAACCACCAAGAACGCCACCAGTTCCAGGTATTACAGGAACAAAACCGCCATTTTCCAAAATAGTATTTGTTTCTGCAGGGGTAAGAGGTAATGGTGGCAATTGTGGAGTGTTTGCAAGGATTGAGGCGTAGTAAGCATCAACTGCGGCCTTTGCGCTAATCCAACCACTTGCAGCAGACAATCCTGGTGAATCTAATCCAGGAAAATCTGTTTGTGAGATTCCAGTAACTTTGGTGATGTATTCAATTACTGCCTCGCGTGGAATACCCCAAGCCTTTGCAAGATTGTCAATTTCCTCGGTTGAAATTTTGCCATCTTGAATAACCTTGAGAATGTCGGCATAACGCTGGGCGTTGGTGTTGGCCATCATTTGCTTTTCAATAAAGGCAAGATATGAGGCATCAACGGCCTGAATTGCAAGGTTTTGTTGCTTGATCAGGTTCAGGCGTGCAGCTTCAAGTTGGATTGGGTCAGTCTCTGATGTTGCCGTTGAACCAAGTTTTTTCAATGCCATTTGAAGGGCAAGAAGTAACTTTTGCTCTGCGGTTAACTTTTTGGTTGTGCCTGCGGTTTTACCCAAATTGATGTTTAAGTTTTTGAGTCCTTTGAGGAAGTCGGCGGTTGTGCCATCTAATCCATCAAATGTAAATTCAAGGTCTTTGCCATTGCCTTCTAATTTCTCCAGTTGACCATTGGCATTTTTTACAACCAGGTACAAACCGCCAAGAGTTAATGTAAAGGCGGCAACACCTGCTGCTGCTGCGGCTACTGAAAGGCCGCCAGTTGCTGCGGCCTGAGCTGCTGCAGCGCCAATGGCTGCGGCTCTGATCGCTTTGTAGGCAGCAACCAGTTTGCCAATAGCCGTAACAAATGCAATTACTTTGCCTGCCACAAATGTTGCGGTGAAAATTGCGGCAAGTGAGATAAACACATTTTTATTCTTTGCGACAAATTGGAAAACTTTGAACACGATGAAGCCGAAGCCAACAACGGCTTTGATAGATGCTTCAAAAGCGGCCACAAGTTTTGTGCCGTTTTCATTGAGCCATTCCTGAAGCGCTGGAATCACTTTTGTAACAATTGTTTTGTATAGTTCTTCAATAACAGGAAGCAAGGCATTGCCAAGTGTTTCTTTCGCTTCCTCAAAGGCTATGCCCAAACGCTTCATTCTAAATTCAAATGTGTTGGCTCGTGTAGATGCTGCCCCTGCAAATGTCTTTGAGGTCAATTCCAAAACGGCATTGAGGTCTTTACTTTTCATCATTGCATCAGTAATTGGAACGCCTAAGTTTTTCAGCGCCTTAAAATTACCTTGCAGTGCCTTTGTAACGGCATTTGTTGCTGAACCTAGATCAACGCCACCGCCCGCTGAAACATCAAGTGCCAAGCCAAGAAGTGCTTGAGCATCTGCCACGCTGCCAGTCATTGCCGCAAGTTTCGATAGGGCTGGCCTTAAATTGTCATCAACTTCGCCGTAAGCGGCTTGAACCGCGCCAATCCAAACTTCAGTTGCAGCAATAGCGGCATCTGTTGCACCTGTTGTGTTGCGCAAAGAATTGGCAAGAATGGCCTGAGACTTTTCATCCGCAATTGCAGCTTTGACTGAATCAACACCAATTTTAATGGCAAATGCTGCCGCTGCCGCCCCTGCTATTCCAAATGCTTTTGCAGATTTCTTAGCAAAGGCATCAAAGTTTTTGCCAAGTTTGTTAATGTCTTTTGCTGCAGCCTTTGAGCCTTTGTCAGAATACTGCGTGAGGATGCGGGCAACAATTGAGCCAACTGCCATTTGTTAGCCTCGCTTTCCGTTTAAGTGTCTTTGCAATTCTTTTTTGGCATCATCTAATGCCTTTGCAACATTTGCTTGAATTCTGTCTTTATCTTTATCAACAACACGCCAAACAACGCGAGATGCAGCACCAAATCTATTGCTGATGGTGCGCAGGAATTGTGCGCTTGAACCGCCACCTGTACCTGGTTTTGTTTTTCGGCCTGCAACTTCAAAGATTGAACCCGCTGCAGACTTATTGAGCAAAGCGCCCGCGCTGGTTGTGTAATCACCCTTGCGAGTTTTGCCTTGCGATTTTGTTTTGGTGATCTTGCTGCGAATTTCCCCAGCGTTCCACCCAGGCCAACCTTCACCACCGCGAGTGCGGCCTTTGGCAGCATCTGCCTTACGCCAGCCACTCATCGGTGGTTCATCGGTAATCAATCCTTTTGCATCGCGTTCAGCTCCAGCAAGTTCAGAATTGATGACTTTGTTAAAGCGCTTTACGACATCTTTATCAAATTCTTTTAAGGCATCAAGAGTTTCTTTGATACCGCTGAGAACAATAACTTCATCTGCCATTTATTTGCTCCGCGCTTTATTTCGCTCTTTCAGGAATATGATGATTGCTTCCAAAATGCCGTCAGGGGCATCTATTAAATCAATCGGTGAAATTCCCGTTTCCACCGAAACAGCCGCTATTGAATAAGTCAGACTGTCTCGGTGGATTCGAAAGAATCGTTTGCCGCCAGTTCCACTGAAACTAGATCATCCAAAAAGTCAGGGCCAAAAGGTTTTACTACTTTGCCATTGGCTTTAAGAATTTCGTGACCTAGAAAATAGATATGCTCTAGTTTCTGTTCTTCGCCAAGTAGCTTTGCAAAGCCCTTGCCGTACTTTTGCTCAAAAGCAACGATGATTCTTGGCGTTAATGAATATGTGCCTTCGAACCCATCCTTAGTTTTGACCTTTACTGATAATCCATCCATTTGTTCCCCCTAAGTTAGTTATGCAGTTGCTTTTGTAATTGTACCCGAAATTGGGAAAGTTGTGCTTACTGTTGCAAGTTCACCCACGCCACCTGAGAGTGGTTGCCACTCTGAGATTAGTGCTGAGAATGTGTAACTTGGATTTGTTGGGCCAACTGATGTTGCATTTGGCTTCACAACTACTGTTACCGCAGTTCCCAATAATGGGTAAATTGTTGCTTCAAGTGCGTTTGTTGCATAATCCTGGTTCCATTCAAAGGAAACTGAATTGTCTGCAAGGCCTGCAATGCGCTTCTTTGCGGTATCGCCAAAACCTGTGGTTTCAACAATATCGTAGGCAGTGTTGAGTGCAACGCTTGTGCAATATGAGCTGAGATCGGTGGTGCCAAATACAACTGACACATTAGTTAATACGATGCGTGCCATATTATGAAAGTGTCTTTGTGATAGCACCTGAAATTGGCCAGGTGACGGATGCGGTTGCTAGTTCTCCAACGCCGCCTGAAAGTGGTTGCCACTCTGAGACAAGGCAGGTGAAACTGTATAAAGGCGATGTTGCACTTGTTGTTGATGTAGGTGAAACAGTAACTGCCGTTGTGGTTCCAAGCAAAGGATAGATTGTTGCTTCAACAAGTGAAGTGCCGTAATCCTGAGCAAATTCAATTGTTACTGAATTGTCTTGCAATCCACCAATGCGAGTCTTTGCAGCCGTTGATGAAAAACCTGTGGTTTCAACAACATCTGTGGTTGTGTTGAGTGTTACGCTTGTGCCAAATGTGCTTAAATTAACGCCATTGACTGTGATTTTTGCATCTGTTAATACGATACGGGCCATTTATTTTGCTTCCTCTACTGTTGCTGGTTTGATTGGTGCATTGCTCTTGAGGTGATCGCCAGCAACAAGTGCATCGGCATTTAACCCAAGTTCAAGCAATTCTTTTTCGGTGATTGCCTCACCCTTTTTCTTTGCCTCAAAATTATCTGAGGTGACTGTGTAGCTCATTTTTCTCCTTATCCCCAAATGGTTAGGCGGTAACGGTATGAAAGGAACTCAAGATCACCTGAGACATAAGTTCCCGCTTCGGCTGATGTAACGCGCAAGGTGTCGCAAGCGCCACCAAGAGTTCTGTCTGATTCAATTGCTGCCTTGATTGAGTAATCCCCGCTGCCTGCAAGGTACTTATCAAGTTCGTTTTGGCCAGTACGCTCTGTAAAACGCTGAACCAAAACAACAACATCAAGGTTTGCCTGGTCTAAACCACGGGCATTGTTCAAATCAAAGGTGAAATCCAACTGGCCTACTACGGCAGCAGGTGCCACGGCAGGTGACGGGATAAGGTCATAAACACGCATACCCTTAATCGCCTGCAAGTTGGTTTTTAAGCCTTCTCTAACTTCGCTTGGCAACATTACTTAGCCAACCCGTTGTTGCGGCGCAATGGGCGCAATAGCGCCTCTACATCGGCATCTAATTTGGCTGCTAAACGCACTGTTCCAATGTCGGTTGAACCTGCAATGCCAAACGGTGACTGGCGGCGCAAGAATAGGCGGGAAGCCTGAATTTGTGTTGCACTGTTAACTTCAGCGGGTACCGCTGACCAGCCAAAGATTCCTTTAAGGCGTACAGATTGTGGCAAGTTAAATGGAAAAACATAAGAACCAACGGCCAAAATTCTGCTCATTGGCCAACCGCGTGAAGGATTATTGACAGGTTCAAACATTGAATCGTCAGCAGTCCAAATGGTGTCATAAGTGCGGTTGAAATTGTCATCGGTTGCGATCTCGCTGATGCTCACAAAGTCATCAGTTGGCAAAATCCAATAATCGCTTGGTGTGTAGTAACGGGTGGCAGGTACACCAACAGTTCCATCCTTGTAAAAGAAACGGCCTGTGTAATCGTCAATCATTCGGCTGGCAGTTGCAATGGCAATTTCAATTGCAGCGTTATCCATTGAATCTTCAATGTTGAGTGCTGCCTTTACATCGTTGAGTGTGCAATAGCCGTTAGTGATCGCCACGCTTTGTTCTCGTTTCTACTTTGGGAAGCATTGCGCGTTCCAGTTGTGGAACGGCGGTAGCGGTTTCCTTTGATTTTACCTTAATTCTTAAAATTCTTTTTATGCGTTCCATATATCGTGCTGCCGATCATCTAACCAATAGCTCTTTGAGTGAGGCAGTATCGCGCCAGTGTGAACATAGATTGGAAATCCAAGTGAGCGAACACGGCGGCAAAATTGTAAATCTTCGCCAATCCAAATGCCGTCAATTGGCCCATCCCAAAACCAGCACCAGTCTTTGCCCTGATGTGGGTCGGCTTCATCTTGCATCTTTTGCAACACGCTGCGGTGGATTAGCAAACAACCAGTGCCTGCTGCATCTACCTGAAACAGTGAATCTTTGTCGTAATTGTTAAGCGGCAAGAAACCTTCAGGGGCATCTTGAAAAATTGTTGGCACTGGTTGCGGATAAGGCTGGCCTATTTCAAAACTGGCAAAAACAAGTCCAGCAATTATTGGTCGCGCCGTTTCGTGTGCCGACTCAATGAGTTTGTCAAAAGCTGCAACTGACAACTGCTCATCTGAATCCATCATCAAAAGCCAATCAGAATTGGTTTCTAGAAATTGCTTAACCAAACGATTGCGTTGCTTTGATAAAAGCCCTGAACCCTTAACGCGCACAAATGGGCCAAGTCGTGATGATCGTGCCTGCGCCAACTGAATCAAACTAAAAGCAAACCCGCCGTTGACATTGCCTGGGTCACAACTACCGATTGAAACTTTATGTGCTGACTTCATAGATTCCCCCGAATCATTTAAGAAGTAAGAGGCGGGTTAGTCGGGGGAGAAAAACCCGCCTCTTACAATTTGTTAACTTTCGATTAGAAAGTTGGTGCTACTAAACCAGTTCCGCTGATAATTGAAGCGGCCTTTGGATAGCGCTCTGCAGTGAAGGCACCAAAGCCGTACACAACAGACTTGATCTGCAATGAACCTGGTGCAGTTGCATCAAATGACAATGCAAACGGTGAACCTGGTTGCTCCCATAGGTGCATTTCAGGTGCTGCTACGCAGTAGATTTCATCCTGATTTGTTGCTGCGCCGTAAGCGGTTCCAACATTTGCATCAGCAATAATTGGCAAGCCCATCATTGAGTAACCAGTGTTTGCGTATGCTGCTGCGCCTGCACCTGTTGCAACCGCGTTCATTACGCCATTTGCAGTTGGAACTACAAGTGGACGGCCTGCTGTATCTGTTGCTGCTAGCAAGAAAGCTAGGCGGCGTGGGTGCATAATCCAGTGTGTTGGTGTCTCAAAGACATTGCTTTGAATCTGCTGAATTGCATCAGCCAACTTTGGATATAGAAGTGCAACTGTTGGTGTTGTTGCAGTGAAAGTGATTGCGTTTCCACCTGCGTTGCGGATTCCCTTGAACTGGCCGTTTGAGCCTGTTCCGTTAAGAACCTGAGCATCAACTGTTGTGTGCCAAGAACGGATTAGGTCAGCGATTACGAATGAATCAATGCCTGTTCCGCGCTCGATTGCCTGGCGTGATAGGTCTTGCTGGCCAGCGATTGTGCGTACTGGAACAGAAAGTAGTGTGTCATCAGCATCAGTATTTGAAACTGCAGTGTTCTGAGTTTCCTGAACTGCAGTAGTTGTGCCTGTTGTCATACGAGAAATCTCAAGTGACATACCTGCTACTGGAAGTGTGTGCTTTGCAGTTGCAAAGTCTGCAGTTGGTCGGCCTGCGCGTGCAAATGGTGCAGCAAGGTCAACTAGGTACTGAGGAATAACTAAACCAGCAAAGTTAGATGTATCAACTGCGCGGCGCTCAATTGATTCTTCCTTTGTGTGGCGTGCTAAACGCTCTTGTGCGTTGTAATCTCCGCGAACCTGTGCGTTGAAAACATCCTTAACGAATGAAACTTCAGCTTCAGGGTTGTATGTGCGTGCTTCGCGTGTAACTGTTGCTCCGCCGACCTTTGGTGTGATTACTGCTGCAACAGATGAGCGCATTTCTGCAACCTTTGCATCTGCTGCTGCCTGTGTTGTGAACTTTTCAATCTTTGCATCTAGTGCGCGTGCTTCTTCTACGAGAGCATCAACCTTTTCGGTTTCCTCTGCAGTAAGGTCGGTGCGAGATTCTGCGGCTACTGCCTCAAGAACTGCATCCATTTCTGCCTTAACTGCATCACGGCGCTCTACTACATTGTCAAAATATGACATAGTGATCTCCTAATGAGTTGTTTGAATGTGGTTTGAGGTGGTGGCGATATTTTCCACGGCGCTTTCAGGGTGTGGGATTCGCTCCGACTTCGATCTGCTACGAGTGCAGCAGAAACTTATTTTGTGTTGTTGATAATTGCTTGGGCAAGGCGCAAGGAAATTGAACGGCCTGCGGTTGCCTCAACTGGCGCTTCCTCAACAACAGGTTCTTCAACTTCAACTTCAACTTCTTCTTCAGGCTCGCCACCTGTAAGCATTGCCATCATTTCAACGGCCTTCATAATGTAATCGTGGCCTTCGCTTAAATCTTCAAAAATAGAATTCAAAACAACCAAAGATTCGCCTGTTACTTCGCGGCCTTCTTTGACTGCATCAATTGCCTTGCGTAGTGCTTCGCGTGCCTCAACACTTGTTGTTGGGTAGGCAGGGTAAGTGACCACTGAAACATCTCCATCTGCTAGTGAAACTTCAGTTAGCGTGCGAACTGAACGATCTTCATTCCACTTTTGGCGAATAACGCGAAAAGCAAAACTCATTTGGTCAACATCTCCGCGCTCAACTAACTTGTAAAGGTCGCGCCCCTCTGTTGTGTCAGCAATTGTTGCATCCATATACAAACCGCGATCATCTTCGGTAAGTGTAAGAGTGCCGTTCTTTGTGCGAGCTAGTGGCAAACCTTCGTGGTTGATAAGCAAGCGCACATCAGGTGTCTCGCTGAGTGTCTTACGAAACGCGCCAGGGGCGATAGTTTCCTTGAATGGTAGTGGAACGCTGGCATCGTTAAACACTGCTGCGTAACCACGCAAGCGCATTGTTCCGTCATCTGCCTTGCGTGCTTCAACATCCTGAACCGTAAATGTACGGCGTTCGATTTCTTTCACTTTGCTCCTTGAGTTAACTTCCCCGCCTGGTTCCATATTTTCCGAAATTGAAACTGCAACCATCTGATCTATTGCATCTTGCTTGTTATCGTGGCAAGTAATTGTTGTGTATGAACCATCTGATTCTTGCTTAACCGTTGCCCATCCTGAACAATCGGCTTGTTTGTCGCTGACAAAGTAAGGCATTATTGAACCTCATAAACTGCAGTTGGGTCGGTTGGGTCAATTGTTGAAATCTGTTGCAACTGACTTGATGGCAAACCAGTGTGCTTCATATCAGGCAAGCCAACTGCCGAAGTAACTGCTGCTGGGTCAAAGCCAACTTGAATCAATGCAGCAGCAATTTCGGTGCGTAGCTTGAGGCCAACATCCTTTGCATCTGCTGCATCAATGTTTTGTAGTGGAACGCGGTACTGATCGCCAGCCTCAATTGGTGCCATATCTTCGTATGCGTGAACATCGTTGAGTGAAAGGAAACCTTCACGCAATCCCTTTGTGTAGGCATCGTAACGCTCATTTGTTGTGCCACGAAGTAGCGCATCTAAGTTAAAGCGGATGAAACCATCAGGTTCAGGTAGCAATGCTGATAATGATTGCTCAATTCGCTCCAAGATTGGGCGCAATGAATACTGAACAAATGAAAGGTTTTGTGCTTCAACTGATGCGTAAGACATAGCACCCGCAACTGGGTGGCCAAGTAACGCCAATGGAACACGGTAAATGCGGGCAATTTCTTCAACGCTGAAGCGGCGAGTGTCTAACAACTGCGCATCTTGGGCGTTAATTGTTAGCGGCTTGAAGGCTGCACCACCTGAAAGTATGCCGATCTTGCCAGCGCGGTATGGGCCAGTGTGAGTGAGGTTCCAATCACGGCCAATGTCTGATGCCTGTTCTTCAGTTAACTCACCTGGCACTTCAATGACACCGCCAGGGTTGGCAGCGTTGCCAAAGTATGAAGCTGCATAAACATCTGCTGCCATCGCTGAGCCAAGTGTTGTGCGGCAAGCGGCAATTGGTGAAAGGCCGTAAAACTCACCTGGTAAACGGAAATCAGGAATGTGCAAAAGTTCTTTATCGGTTAGGCGTTGCTCATAAACGCCTTGTGAGTCTTTGATTTTTGCAAAATAAACAAGTGGCTCGCCTGGCCCTAAGCGTTCAATGCGAATGTTACGGGGATTCAAAACATACAGTTCTTGAACATCGCCCATATCATCGCGCACTGTCAAAAGGTAAGCGTTGCCATCTAGTTTGAATGAGGTAACAATCTGCTCATAAAACTCAAGGCGTGTTGTTTCAGGGTTTGGCTTTGTCACCCACGCTGGTTGATCGCCATAAACTGATGTGTATGAAAGGCGCTCACGGTCACGGCGCACATAAGCACCGACTGGCAAAGAGGAAACTGTGTCTGCCAAGAGGCGCACGCAAGAATAAACCGTTGACATACGAATTGCAGATTCAGAATCTACAACTACGCCAGCAACTGAACTGAAGGCTGGACGGCCAGGAATCAATGGCTCAATGTATTGGTTATTCATTGAACGCTTACTGCCTGAACCTGCCAAACGCTTTGATAAACTCATTAGTTAGCCTTTTCTGTAATCCATACGAGAAACACACCTGAAACAATCAATGCAAGAGGCACTGAAATCATTGCAAGGCCAGTTGCTGCAAGGGTTACGCCTACAACTTCAACTGCAACTGAAAAATCAATCTTCTTCATCGCACTCCCTATACCTGAATTGAAAAGAATCTAGCAACTGGCGCTGGCGGTTCAGCGGGTTGTGTTGCTCTGTCATAGCCAAAGATTGATGCAACCGCTGCATCTACCTTACGCCTGCTACTTGCTTTGGCAACCATAACACCACGGCTTGATTGTTTTGTTACGCAGTTGGCAATATGGCGAGCAAGTCTTTCATCTCCATCGTGGGTAAATGATTCATTTACCACGGCTTCATAAAACTTTTGTGTTGCTGGCACCATATTCTGCGCACTGTTTGGATAAGAGACAACTGGCAAACCTTCTTCATCCAAAACCATAAATGTTCGCTGCCAGCGTGCAGGGTCAAAAACAATTTCTTTTACATTGAAGCGATCATCGCGGTATGTGTCCACAATGACTTGTTCAACTTCAGCAACTGGAATGTGCCAGCCCTGTTCAGCATCATCGGGGCGTTCCCATAAGCCAACAACCATTAAGTGTGGCTTTTCGCCACCTAGTAGCCAAGCTACAAGTGCAGTTGAGTCATTTGAAAACGCACCATCAAAGGCAAGGATTACATCTTCGCCAGGTTCAGGAAATCTGTCTTTATCTGCAAGTGCTTCCCAAGCACCTGTTGGCAACCACGCAACTGAAGTATTTACAAAACAGTTCAGGCGCTTAGTTCTAAATTCAGCTTCAGGTGTACGCAACACCGCGCTTTGCATTTCCTCTTTGTCCACAATATCTGAAAACCCAGGGTTGGCTTCAATCCAAAGTTCTTCATTGCGGTGATCGGCTTCAGGTGTTGTTGGTTCCCACCAAGAAAAGAAAAATGATGAATCTTTCTTTTCACCCTTAACAACCTGTTGGCCGTATTGGTAAAGCGAGTAACAAAGAGAATCTTGGCCGTTGCTTTGTGTCTTAACACCTGCAGTTGTGATGCCCAGGAGAAGTGAATCGGCTCTAGCACCACCAGCAAGTGATAACACATTCCATAATTCCCACGAAGGCTGGGCGTGAACCTCATCAAAGATGACAAGCGGTGAAGGGTTCAAACCTTCTTTTGAATACGCTTCGGCAGACAATACGCGGTACACACTGCCTTTATCTTTGAACTCAATCGCATCGCGGTAAAGTGTGAACATTGATGATAGTTCTTCATCTAATTCAATCATTCGCTTTGCGGTTCCAAACACAATGCGTGCTTGGTCGCGGTCTGCTGCGCAAGAATAAATCTCTGAACCGTTGCCGCCAACTGTTAAACCAGCAAGCCCCATTGAAGCTGCCAATGCTGACTTGCCATTTTTACGGCTCATTCCAACCAACGCGGTGCGGTGTCTGAAACGGCCATCTTCACGGCGGGCAAGAATATGCTTGAGCAATTCTTTCTGCCATCCACGCAGTTCAAGCAACTTGCCTGCAGGTGAGGCTACTGAATCCTTTGTTACACGGCAAACGGCTTCGGCAAAGTTTGCATACAACTCGCCATCACCGCGCATTTGATCTGCAAGTGGAACTTCAGTAAGCCAACGCGGTGGCCAACCAGCAACATCAGCCATTCTTTTTTTGCTGCTCTAACAACTGAGCCAACTTGCCCTTAGTCGTTACTTCAGCAACCCCCAACTTACTGCGATCAACTGGCGTTAAGCCAAGCAATGAAAGCAATTTTACAATGTCGTTTTCAACAGTGTTCAACATTCCAAACAAAGGGTTTGCATAGGCGTAGCCCTTGTCGGTGAAAAGCACATAGTTAGTAGCGGCTAACTTTTCTTTCAGCTCGTACTTCTTATCCATCTTTTCACAAAGTTCAATGAGCAACTTGCCATCGGTGTTAGCAATCCACGGTGCCATTGCTCGAACATCTGCCCACATCTTTTGGCCAGCATCGCTTAAATGAAGCGGTGCATCGCCTTTGATTGGCGGCAAGGAAATTACATTTTTCAGATCGGGCAACGGGCGCTTGCCTGGGTTGCCTGTCTTTCGTTTTTGTTCAGTCGGCTTTGCTGGTCTGCCTGCCATTGTTTCATCCATTCGCTTCAGTAATCTAACGCCCCCGTTAGTTTGATTGCCTTGCTGATTGGTAGAAAGCCAACAACCTTTTCAATCTGCTCGCTCTTGCCAAAATCAGTTGATGCTGGCATCCAATGTGTATGCCATTCAATTTGCTGCAACGATAAGTTCCAGGCATAAATTCCAAGCGGTGTTGAGTTGATATACACAGCGTTGTAAAACAGATGTTCAGCTTTGGCGATCAGCGCATCAAACTTTTTCTTTTCAATTGTCATTTCGTCATAGTGCGTGCGCCTGCATTTGAGTTCAATCACCAGCCGCGATTCATCGCTTACGCAATCGTGCGTGCTGAATTTGTTTTGACTTTTTTTCAAATCGCGCAGGTAGTTAGTTTGCAAAAACTGCAACAGTTCTAATTCGGACATTTGCGACAAACCCCCCAAATCCCATTTTGCGGAACTCTGCGTTTGCAGGGCATCGGGGTTTATACCCCGCACGCTTAAAAACATTTGGACGGGGTACGGAGAGTGCCACGGGGGGTTATCTATTGCCTTTTTGTGAATTGTGTGATCGGCATAAGATGCGCAGGTTTGTAATTTCTAACTTGAGCCACGGTGCCTCACTCAAAGGAATAATATGATCAACAGTTAAATCTTTATTGTTGCATCCAGGTATTGAACAAAAAGGTTGTTGTTCTCGTAGCCGCCTACTCAGCTTGTTCCATTGGTAATCGTAACCGCGTTGGCTGCGTGTTGGTCGCGCTCTATCTTTAATGCGCTGACATTCCAAACATCTACTTGCCCGCACTACTCGACCACAACCAGCGCAAGGTCTAGGCAATACCATCGTGGCGCTCCAAGTATTCAATTGCATACGATAAGAACACAACAGAATCTTTGAACTGTCCTAATCCTAAGTTGCAACTGTTGCACAACAATCCACGCACCTGATTGGTTTCGTGGTTATGGTCAACACTTAACTTCTTATTGAGTTCCCCTGCATTGATTCCACAAATAGCGCAAGAATTATTCTGTTCTTCAAGCAAATCTTTTCTATGACCTGATGAAATGTTGGTAACTCTTTTGTGTAAGTTTCTGCAATCATTGCAAGTAGTTCTTCTTTTGTTAGTTGTTCGCTTATCGTGATGAAACTTTGTTAAAGGTTTATCTGTGTTGCATTTCTTACAAAACTGCGTGTTACTCATCATCCTCTGTTAGTGCTTCCAAATCTTCATTGACAACCACATATCGGTTGTAGGCATCAAGAGTTGAGTTAGTTGCTCTTAATAATAATGTTTCGATTCCTTCAAATGACATTGGCTGATCTGTCACAATGTCTGTTGACACATCACCGACTGTTACCGCAATGCTTAGCATTTGGTTAGCTCCAATCGGCTATCAAGTAGATCGTCAATAAATCTATCAACGATGTGTTTCTTTGAATCAATTGTTTTGGAGCGAGTATCTACGGCGTGTGATAACGCCTCATCAATCTCTTGTATTGTTTCGGTATCCATACCTTTATCCCATAAATGAATAAAGCCCAAACCTATTGGCTGGGCTGATTAAATGGATGGCAATACCTGTTAACGAAAGTGTAGCAAACAGATTAGAACTTTTCTGTCAAGTTTTATCTGTTGGCAATGACGGCTGCCAAGTCATACATCTTGCCATTCTTGGCAACGCCATTGGCCTTGATGATTTTATGCACCTGCCTTTGGCTGATGCCCAACCACAAAGCTATTGCCTCAACATCTAAAAAAAACTTTCGGTTGGGGTTGCTCATTGCCAGCGCCACCAATCGCAACACTGTCCAAGATTGTTTGCACCCAAAGCAACTCACATCTGCCATAAGGTTTTCAGCATCAATAACTACATACTTGCCACACTCATCTGTTGGGCAAGGAATCCTGCGGGGTTGCTCAACAAATTGCTTTGCAGCAGCCATTCCCTTTGCGTGTTGCTCTTTGATCTCATTGTAGAAATCTGCTGCCCATTCTTGGCCAAGTGTCCATTCAAGGTGGGCAAGATGAAAGTCGCAGGCAACCTGCACTTCCATATCGGTTGTCGGTTCCTTGTTCAGTAGCGCAGGCGGTGTCAACTGCCGTGCGCTGCGAATCTCTGATTCCCAACTATGCAAGATGCCTAGCAACTCAATTGCCATTGAGTAATCCAGCGCGTTGACATTAACACCGATGGAGCGTTCGGCGCTGACACTGCCTGAGCCTGATCGCCCTGGTGCAATATGAAACCCTGCCTCATACTGCAGGTTTGGGATGTTGCCAAGCCAACTGGTGATTGAACTATGGCATCGGCGGCAGGTTGTTGCATTGGCTGGGCGTTGGCAGATGTTGCAGTTCAAAATGGCACCTCACTTGTTGTGGTTGCAGTTTGTGGTCTTGAGAAGTATTCGGGTGGCTCTGATACAAAAATGGTCATTGACCTGCAGGTGTGGGTGGCAAGAACAATTGGCTCTTTGGCACCCATCCTGACTGGGGTTCGGCGAGTAGCTTCAAAGGATTGGCTGGTGCGGTGGATTTGGTAAGTGCCAATGCCTGTGGATAACTTTTGGATTTCCTCAACAATGTTGAGTCTGTCTGTATCAAGTTTGATGTCGCAACGGCTGGTGGCTGACACTCCTGCCCACACTAGGTTGCCACACTTTCGGCAATTGATAGGTTTGAAATCAAGGTCACTCATTGGGCGTACCTGTACCGAGTGTGATGGTGTACCTATTTCCGCATATATACATATGCGGAACGGTACGCACACCGATCACGCTCAAAACTGCCTGTGTACCTAAAATAAAAAGGTACACAAAAGGTACGGTACGGTACACCTTAGTTCACCTTCAATTGGGTGATTTCGGCATCCATCAGATTGAAATGGCTCTTGCCCAAGTCGGTAATGTAAAGAATAAATGACCTGTCATTGCCACGATTATCAACCCAGCCACCTGCCAAGAGGTCACTGATTCGCTCGCCAATGGCATCTTTTGAACCGCTGATGCCTTCTTGAACCAATCGCCGTGAAGCGCCTGGGTGGTTGTGGATAAACTCAACAACCTCTTTTTGTTTCTTGAACTCTTTGTTGGCTTCCATTTCATCTTCAACCAATGGCACACTGATGATGTATTGCATCTGCGCTTTGGTTGAATCAATGGTGAAAATTGCAGCTTCTTGGGTACGGTCTGATTTTCTCCACATACCTGCAATCTTGCGGATAAATCCAGGGCGATCTTTGGTCACTCTCATTGTCAGCGTTCCAATGCGACCAGGGGCGAGTGCCTCAAGCGGTTCAACAAGGTAGGCAGCGCCGTCAATGGTTGCCAACTTCGCCTGCCCGCCAATGGCAAACCGCCCGCGTGTTTCAGCATTTTTGGTGATGTGGTCAATAAGCACAACAGCAGCGCCTGAGGCAGTTGCCACTGTTCTTGGAAATATCCGCATCCAGCGGGTGATGGCATCGTTGTCCTTTGTCTCGCCACCCCACATTGTCAGGGATTCGGTGACACCATCAATAATGACCAATTCGGCAGAATCAGGCTCAAGTATCGCCTTCCAATACGGGTCATCGCTATCGCGTGGGCCGTCAGGTCGAATGTAGGTGAAGTATTGCAAAAGGTTGGCGCGGCTGACACCTAGCGCTTTCAGTCGGTTCACAATGTCAATGGCATCTGATTCAAAGTCAATGTAGATCACCTTTTTGTCAGCTTTAAGACATTCAGCGGTGGCAATTTGTGCAACCCAGGATTTACCCGATTCTGACTCACCATAAATGGAATGAACGCGACCCGTATAAATCAGGCCGTGGCCATCGGTGCGCTTTAAGATCGTTGCAATAGGTGCTGCGAATAAGCCATCAAAGTAATCTTTAAGTGCAATTGGCTTCCAACTTGATTCATCATCGCCCAAATCGCCTTGTGTGGCTTGTGTTGGTGCCTGTAGTGAGTTTGCAGGCATCAGTGAGTTGCTTAAATCAAAAGAATTAAGCCCCTGCGCCCCGTAGCCTTGATTTCTAAGGTCAGTTGCTGCTGCCTTAAAATCTCCACCGTGTTTGATGGTGGCATAAAAGGCAAACTTGGAATATGAAGTTTCTGCCTCAAACTGAGTGCTGGTTGAAAACACATAAAACTTATCGTTGCCATTGAAATTGGTGGTGGCACTGATGCCTTCATTCTTACCTGGTCTGCGCCAAACAGTTGCCCCATTTTTGCGATAAACAACAGTCCAGCCAAGTGGTGCCAATAGTTCTTCCCAAGTGGTGCGGGCATTGTAATCATCGCCAGGTGTTAAAACGCCATCGTGCTTTGTGGCAACTTCTTGTTGGATACTTTCAGCTTTGGGCATTTCGTCAAACATTGCAAAAATGTTGTGAAGTGCTGATCGTTGCTGCATTGTGATTGTTGGGATTGTTTCAATTGAGCCACCGATAAGTGTCCAATTGCCCCCGCTTGGGTGAGTGGTGCCACCTGAAGGTGCAGTAATAGTAAATCCGCCTTCAGATCGTGTTTCTGCCCATACATCAACCCCGCCGTTTTCACCAGGTTTGCGTGCCAACTTTGTGTTGCCTGGCAACTGACCATTGGAAACGCGGTAAAGCCAATGAAGCCCACCTGAAGGTGTGATTTCTACATAACCAGCGTTGAGGCGTTGCCACAAATCGCCCAGCCCTGAATTGTTTGCAATCTCTGCAATCTCAAGGTGCATTTTCTGAGCTACTGCGCGACCTTCAAGTTCAAGCATTTCCAATGAACCCGACACGGCACCAGTAATTACACCAATGCCATTTACATCATCTTTGAACCACATTAGCAATTCATCAGGTGTCGGCAACTCTTGCTGGAAGCGCTGCCAAGCAAATGCAGGTCGTTTGGAACCGTCATTGGCAACTGGCACTACTGAAATGCCTTGAGTTAGAAATCGCAGGGCAATTGGTAGCAAGTTGGTCATTAAATGTCACCCTGGCAAATCTCGCAAAGTTTCCAATCAAGATAAACGACCAATGTTGTTTCATCAACCTTATCTTCACACCGCGAACACATCGCCAGTTCTATTTCATCACTCATTGCTGCCCCCTGTCACGCGATCTGTTCTATGAAATCCTGTTGGGATATGACTCTCACAATAATAACCACCCCAACCATCGGCAATAGTATCCATTGCATAAACAGTTGCTTCTTGCCTGCAATTTTCACAAACTTTTAACTCACTCATTTACTTGCCCCCTTAAAAAACTCTTTTTCATCTAAGTATGCAACCACGGCTTTTGCCATTGTCGCAGGTGATACTGGCAATGTGTATTCGTAACCTTCCCACAATGCGCGAGCTATTAAACCTTCAAGTTCAGCTTTCACAATGGCAACTCATCGGATTTATCT